GAACGGTAACAGAGTAACGGTAAAAGAACTGATGTTTGACCGTGTGTATTTTATTCGTGATGGCTATTCATTTCATAGTTCGCTGAACGTGGAGATCTTTATTAGCAGATTCAGGCGGGAAATCCCGCTTTCCAGAAATAACCATGTGTCATGTATGGATGTTGATAAAAAACTACAGGAACTGAAAAACATGATTGCCGCGTGGAGAGAGCAGAAATGAAAAAAGCGCCAAATTTAAAACACCAGCCGCGTGACAAAATGACGGAAGTCATCATTTTTGCGGGTAATGATGCGTGGGCACATGCGAAGCAGTGGCAGGAACAGGACGGGCGACTGGCTGGCGACAGCGTGCCTCCTGTCTGGCTTGGAGAACAACAACTTGCCGAACTGGATAAGCTGCAAATCGTACCGGACGGACGCTATCGGGTGCGTCTCTACCAGGCGGGGTTATTGCGTCCGGGGCTTGTTAATACCATCGGGCAGAAACTGGCAGCGGCAGGTGTCAGGGATGCTGATTATTACCCTGAAGGAATGCACAGCCAGAAACGGGAGAACTGGCGCGAATATCTGGAACGTGAACGGGCAGAGCAGGCGGAAAAGAAAAAGGTAGTTGAACTGCCTGTAAAGAAAAAAGAGCGGGTAAAAGACGATAACGCTTCATCACTGGCGCTTAACCAGATGGGAGCAAGTCAACGCGGCGAAGTTCTCCTGGCACATTATGGCGGTGAACTGGCGATTCATGCTGACTCTGACACTGTTCACCATTACAACGGCGTTGTATGGGAGCCAGTACAGGATAAAGAATTACAGCGAGCTATGGCACAGATTTTCATTGATGCGGAGATCAGCTATTCGCAGAACGCCATTAAATCGGCGGTCGATACCATGAAGTTAAGTTTGCCTGTAATGGGGAATACAGCCCGTAACCTGATTGGATTCAGTAACGGGGTATTTGATACCAGAACAGGTAATTTTCGGGAGCATAACAAAAACGACTGGTTGTTAATTGCCAGTGAATTACCTTTCAGCCCACCAGCAGAGGGGGAAACGCTGGCAACACATGCGCCGAATTTCTGGAAGTGGTTACGCCGTTCGGTGGCTGAGAATGACCGCAAGGCGGATCGCGTACTGGCTGTATTATTCATGGTGCTGGCGAACCGGTACGACTGGCAGTTATTCATTGAGGTAACAGGTCCAGGGGGAAGTGGTAAAAGCGTGATGGCGGAGATTTGCACCATGCTGGCGGGTAAGGCCAACACAGTATCGGCAAGCATGAAGGCGCTGGAAGATGCAAGGGAACGCGCGTTAGTGGTTGGCTTTTCGCTGATTATCATGCCGGATATGACCCGCTACGCTGGTGATGGGGCAGGGATTAAGGCCATTACAGGCGGTGACAAGGTGGCAATTGACCCGAAACACAAAGCCCCCTACTCAACGCGTATTCCGGCAGTAGTGCTGGCGGTTAACAATAACGCCATGTCATTCAGTGACCGCAGCGGGGGGATCTCACGTCGTCGGGTGATATTCAATTTTTCGGAAGTTGTACCGGAGAACGAACGCGACCCCATGCTGGCAGAAAAAATAGAAGGAGAGCTGGCGGTTGTGATTCGCCACCTGCTTACTCGTTTTTCTGACCAGGACGAAGCTAAACGCCTGCTGTATGAGCAGCAGAAATCAGAAGAAGCTCTGGTGATAAAACGCGAGGGCGATTCGCTGGTGGACTTCTGCGGCTATCTCATGTCGTCGGTAATGTGTGATGGTCTGTTAGTGGGTAATGCCGAAATTATTCCGTTCAGTCCGCGCAGGTATCTTTATCACGCCTATCTGGCATATATGAGGGCACACGGATTCGGTAAACCTGTAACACTGACGCGCTTCGGTAAAGATATGCCGGGGGCAATGGCGGAATATGGCAGGGAGTATATGAAACGGAAAACGAAGCACGGTTTGCGTTCAAATGTGACCCTGACAGAGGATTCAGAAGACTGGATGCCATCATGTGCAATAGGTCACAAATGACGATGGAAAAAATTAAACTTATGGAATAACTGTTCACCACTGTTCACCCTGCAATAAATGTCTTTTATATCAGTATATTATAGGGTGAACAGTTATTTATGAACTGTTCACCAAACTATTCACTGTTCACCTTTTTGATTCTTTATTGAGCTTTAAGGGTGAACAGTGGTGAACAGTTGGTGAATAGTTTTTGTGAAACTGTTAACCCATTAACATCATGAATAAAAAGGGAAAATTGCAAAAGGTGAACAGGTGAAGGGTTAAAATGCAAAAATTTTATTTTATTGCTGTGAGGTAAAGCCTGTGACAACGAAGCACGCCAAAAAACCACAATCTCACGCCCTTGATTTGACAGAACACTGGCTGAGGGTGGCGATAAAAATCATCGACCGCAACGCCGGGGAAGGATACGCGAAAGCACATCCCGAACTGATAAGCGCATTCATGACCACGACGGCGGCAAACTTTGCCACGCTGACAGAACGGGAGATTGCCGAAGCGGAACAGGTGACAACCATCAACGTTAAAACCGGAGAGCAGACAGCATGACAGCACAGATAGCGGCTTACGGGCGGCTGGTGGCTGACCCGCAGTTAAAGACCACCAGCAAGGGTACGCAAATGACGATGGCGAGTATGGCGGTTCCCCTGCCGTGCAGCCAGGCAGATGACGGAACGGCGACGATATGGTTATCCGTCCTGGCGTTTGGCAGACAGGCTGACGCACTGGCAAAGCACCAGAAAGGCGAGCTGGTGAGCGTGGCGGGTAACATGCAGGTAAGCCAGTGGACAGGCCAGAACGGAGAAACGCGGCAGGGCTGGCAGGTTATCGCAGACAGTGTAATCAGTGCCAGAACGGCGCGACCGGGCGGTAAAAAAGGCCAACAGGGGCAGGCCACTGATGCACTGAACAGGGCCAAACAACAGGCGGGGAATGATGATCCGTACGGGGATAACATACCGTTTTAAGCAACGAGTGACAGAAGCCGGAGCAATCCGGCTTTTTTGTAGGTACTCCTGGTGGGGGTGGCCTGTCCACGGGGCGGGCGGTTCGCGGAAAAAGGCGTATTTTTTGATTTTTATGTCACCATCACCACCAGTTTAAGTTATTGAT